CCCAGCCTCAAGCAAGTATTGAGTTTCCTTGGCTTCATTATATACAGCCTGGTAAACCCTCCCGCCGTCAGGTGTTTCTGGTGCGTGCAGTTTGCCTTCTTCATCAATAGCAATGCCGTCGGCTGCAAAGTCGGCCAGGGCCTGCGTCTTAGCTCGCTGCGCCAAAATCGGTTCAGCAACATCTAGGAGTATATTGCCCATGTTCGCAATCTTGCCGCCCACATCAGGGATGCGAGTGTCAACAAGCGGCTGTGGTTGAGCGGTTAAAGGAGCCTCAACGCGACGTTGATATGGAGTAAGAGCCATCAAGTCAGCCTTATACCAGTGTCAATCTTCGCAGGTAATACCTGGCCATTAATTCCACTTGCGCCCGAGCTAGGCAGTTTATAAGTATCATAGTACCCTGCCGTCTTTACCGCGCTGCCGGCGAAATCAATCAAAGAGCCAAAAACCTGAGCGTCTCGTGCCTTGTCGGCAATGAGATCCTGCGTCTTGTTCACGCGGATTTGCTGTGCCAGCCGGTTCTCACCGCCAGCAAGACCAAGCCGGATATTAGCAAGGTCCATCTTCAGAGCTGCTTCATTAGCCTGATCGATCCCTTGCAGCCAGCTCATGTTCTGTCCGGTTCCGCCACCAGCTAGCGCCAACAGGTTTGCCTCACGGCTTCTGCGATAATCTTGCAGCCGCAAGGCCTCCGCCTCTTGCGCCTGCAACTGAATGTCCTTGCGCTGCTGGCGCATCTGATCCCGCTGCTCGGCAAGCTGTAAGCCCGCCATCCCGCGCTGATAGTTGGAGGAACCAATCGATACCGCTGTGCCTGCTGCGGAGGTTGCCAGAGCGGCTCCGGCAAGGATTACTGCTGTAGTACACATTAAACGGACACCTCCAAGGTCAGGCCAAGCACCTTACACGGTAAGGGCTCTGGTTGAATAAGCTCGACAAAAGCATCCTTCTGCCAGCCAAGCATCCGAAACTCATACGTCCCTGTGATTGCCACTGGATCAACACTGAAATCATCATCAACCTGCCTTAAGATCAGGCGGTTACCCTGGACAGATAAAGACTGCGCGCTATCCAACCCGACAAACACGCGGGAAATCCGCTTGGGCTGTCCGGTCGTTCGTCCGACTCGCAAATCCACATCAATTGGCAATGTCTTGATCGTATGTTCATAGGTGTAGCCAACGCGGATCGATAGCACATCGACTACCACATCAAGTGCGCCTGCGGCACCAACAAGAAACTCGCCCAAGTAATAATTACCGCTGGTGACAGCTACGGTTTTCCCGAAGTAGATTGCGCCAACCACCCAATCCTTCGTAGCAACCCCGGCGGTGTAGCTAGTGGAGCCGTCAACCGAGATCGCAAAGTTCTGCGAATACTTTTCCAGCCGATAGACACTGCTGCGTAACACCGAGAAGAATACTTGCTCCCCAACAACTGCTACCGCTTTGAACAAAGGAGTGCCAGCGCCGCCCAATGCCCAAGGCGTCCAAGCTGCTATTTTCTCCGAGCGCGCCGAATGAAATACCGCTGCGGTGCTATTGTCAGTGATCAGGATTGCATACTGCTCAGATTGATCGGTCCCGCCGTACAGCACCGCCATATCGTAAGGCGTGCTGATTATGTTGCTGGATAGAATGTTAAGATTGCTTGAGGCATAACGCGCCGTGCTGTCCGAATAGATATATTCGCGCACTGCGGTACCAGCCGATTGAACGTATAATGTCGCGCCATCGAACACCAAAGGCTTCACCGATGAAGATCCGTAAGGTGTTTGGCGCTGGATAACCGTGCTGGCAGGGCTAAGTGATTCCTCGCGAGGTGCTTTGGCAATGAACTCTGCTGTAGAAGTGAAGATTTGCAGATCGTTATTGGATACCAAGTGACGTATGTTCGACACTTCGGAAGCGCCGGCTGTCAGTTGAATGCTATCCGCTGCCGAGCCGTCACCCACATCAAAGCTGAAGTAGTCAAAGAGCTTGCTCGACCACAGGCCATCAGGCACGCCACTTGATCCGCCAAACCATAGCCGGCCTTCGTGAAACGTAACCGCACCAGGATAGCCGTTGCGGGCAGCGAACGCAGGCTCAAGCCAGCTCCTCGTAGCAAGGTTGGACCCGGTGTATTTGACTACCGGCCCGCCACCATCAATACTTTCCGTAGCCGTTCCGCCGCTGGCAAAAGAATAGGTGTTATCGTCCAGTACCGTGAGTGTCTGTGCGCCGTTCAGTTGCACTGCTGTAATGCCGCCAGTTACACCCGCGCCGCTGATCGTCACGCTAGCCCCAGTAGAAAAGCCGTGTAGTACATGAGTGACTTCAACCGTCCCGGAGCCTTCAGCAACAGCGAACGGGTTGTTATCATATTCGCCTTCTAGCGTACCGTGGACTGTGCCAGTCATAGTCGTAGTGTTGGTATATCCTGTTACCTCAATCTCGTTTTTCTGCCAGCGCAGCCGGTCCCCAACCATGTCAGCAGTGAACACGCCGGACGAAGCAGTAAGCGTCAAGCCCGCACCAGTTGTCCCGCTAACCGAGAGCGTTACCGCATCATCAACGAACTTGAAGTAGGGCTGGTAAATCTTATCGTCATTAACCGATTGAGAGAATGCAAAGTCGGTGATCGTAAAAGTAGCTGCTCCGGTGCGCAGGATAACCTGCGGAGCCCATGACGGATGACAAATAATCATCGTATCCGCGATTTGGCTATAGGAAAACTCGAACAGATCGTCCGCAGTCCAGTTGCCGCCAGTGCTAACAGTCACCACCAACGCCGCGTCCATATCGTACACATCAATGCGGCCCGCAGTGAAGGCAATCACATAGCGTTCATCAACCGAAAATTCGAACGGAACGAGGCGGGAGTGGCCAAGCAAAGTAGAGCCGGCAGTTGTTCCCGGCCTACGCGCTTCGCCACCCGCATTGAACAAGACCGCGTTTTTTAACGTGGCCGCACCATTATTGAATGCGCCCGTATCCGAGCGAAAGTTCATTAGGGGATCGACTTCACCCGAAGCAAAGTTTGTCTGTGTTGTATAAAGGCGGGTCATCAGTAAGTCTCACGGCGCGTTCCGCGATAACGGACAGTAACAAGGCGGTCTGTATTAATGCGCGGTGCAGTTCTGCCTTGCCCATCAATGTTGCGAGAGATTGCAGCCTGACGTATGACTCTCTTATCAAACATCAGAGCCAGGTCTTCCTGCGCGCCAACACTCTGCGCAAGGATTCCGGCCATTGCATAGGTGGTAAGGGTTACAAAATACGGAGGCCAGTAAGCCTCATCAATACGAAAAACACCCTCAAGATAAACTTCATCAGCTTCGGACGCATCGCAAAACACGCGGTCTTCGTATCGGTCAAAGCGGATAGGGTTGTTGTTAACCATTATGGTCATCAGTTGAAGGCAAGTCGCGGGTAGCTGGTAGGCTGCATCCCACTTGGTGCTAGGCACTGCTACCAGACGGATAGCTGAACCTGCCCTACGCTAAATCTCCAGCGGTAGCGTGAGAGCTGATCCCGCACCGTATTCTCATAGAGATTAGCACACGCAATGGCTTCGGTAGTACCGTCCTCGAACGAAGTAATTGGCTGGGCTCCGATCATAATCAGGGCTTGCGCGCAAATATCGATCTTGGTGACACTCATTGTCTAGCTCCAACAAAAGGGCTGGCCGCGGGAGAGAGAGTCGCGACCAGCCCCTTAGTATTGCAGAGGCCAAGGGGAGGCCAGACTGCTCGTTATGCCAGCGCCAGAACTGTGCCAAGTGTAGTCACAACTGCCGCGCCGGTAGCACTAGTTACTTGGATTAAACCAGTTTGCGCACTGTTGCTGGCAACAATGATAACATCGCCGTCGATCAGATTAGCTGTTGCATTGTTGAAATACCCCGAAGCAATAATCGTCGGACCAGTGTCAGTGCTAGTGTACATCCAAAGCTGAGGAGAACCTCCCGCAACTTTAATGAGATCGCTAAGAACTAATGCCATAATTAAGACTCCGTAGAACGAGCTGAGTAGATACCGGCATCATCAATAATAACCGCGCCCTGGCTCATCATCGAGTTAGACAGGTGGGCAGCCTTCTCAGGAACCCAATCGAAGTTAGTCATTACGTCCGCACCAATAGCGTGGCCGACTGCCGACTTATGCCATGCGTAGTTGTTGCGAACAGCGCCCACCTTCTCCAGACCTGAATGGGTGAAGAACATAAAGCCCAACCAACGACGCGCAACCATTCCGCCGCGATACGGCAGATCGTCACTACCGATATAATCCGCATCCGAGAATGCAGAGATACCCAATAGATCGGTCCATGACTTCGGAGCAATCGCGAAGTAACGCTCGCCGTCATCTGGAATGTCGCCGTCACCAAAGGCTTCAAAGATCTCTTCTACCTTGGCCAGCGTCATGCCGCCCGTTGCAGTGGTTTCGCTGGTGCCAGCGTCCATTGCAGTAGTGATCAAAAGATCGCTCTTACGGCCCAGCGCAGCAGCGGACGACTTAGCTACAACCATGCGTTCGTCGTGGTTGATCTTCAGTTCATCGAGCTTGTCGATGTAATCCGCAGCGTAGTAATCTGCGAGTGTGCATTCGACCGGAGTGTGGTCGATGCTCATCACAGGTACATTGCCGTGGCGTGACTTGGTTCCGGCAGTACCCTTGCCGACTTTCTGGAAGGTTGTGCTTTCGCCTTTGACGGCGCTCTTGGTGCGAACAGTATTGGCTAACTTGGAACCCATGCGCTGATACGCCATGTGAACTTCGCTCTCGAACTGCTTAATGAATGCATTATCAACTTGAATAGCCATGATGCTAAACTCCGAAAAGGTTGGATTGCCCGGTTATCCGCTCCTGATCGGTAAATGGTTATCCCTTACGGGGCCACCGTCTTTTACGGGCCTACGTCCGACCTATTGCCTTACTTAGTTCTGTTGTCAATGGACTAAATAATAGGCTTGGCGAGCATTACACCGGACTGAACGTAGCCGAGGCGCTTCAGAAACCTTTCTGCTGACTCATCATTGGTCCCTGTAGTGACGCCCAGGCGGATCACGCTGCCTTTATCCTTCGCCCAACTTTCCATTTCAAGAACCAATCGCAGCGCGCATCTGGAACCGCGCCGCTTTGGCACCACGAATAGACCCAGATCATCCACCGTGCGCGTATTTGAGAAGATCATATCCACGCTACCCACGGCGATGAAGCCAATCGGCTGCGCCCGTCTTGGCGGCCTGTCGCCTTCTTCCCACGCTATCAGGCATAGCCAATCAGGACTGTCGATGCACAGCTTCACCCAGCCTAAGAGCTTATCATCCTCGAAGGGATAGGGAGAATAGACGGGGCTTTCACCGTGCATCATCTTGGTTAGGTGGAGCATGGCCCATCCCTGCCCCTCCTCTATGGGTCGGATCGCAATCATTAACCTTCTTTCTGAAAAAAGGCTTCTACTCTGGCGACGACTTTAGGATCGCGGTGCATCGGATCATAATACTCACGGCTGTCCATCAGCTTTTGGATGGTCGCCTTATCGTCATTACCATCATTGGCCGCCTCTCCTTCGACTTCAACGCCCGCGTCGGACATAACCTTCATCAGCCTTTCAACAGCAGCAATGCCCGCCGCTGTGGTAGTCATTTGCTGAAACGCCTGAAACTCGCCTTCACCGGCAAAGAACTTCTCTCCCCATAGTCCAGCCGCTTCCGTGCGCGCCTTGGCATTCTCGCCCAGCCTACCCATTTCTGCGGAGTAGCTTTCATTAACCCGCGCCATTTCGCCCTTGGCGAACTCGTCAATTACTTTAGAAAACTGCTCTTGCCCAACACCCGCTTCGTGCGCCGCGTTGCGCCACAATTTAACAACTGGTGAATTGGCCAGCAGCTCAGGGTCAAGCGCCTCATTCGTTGGTAGTTCATATTTGTCGGGACTCTCTGGCCGTCCAGAAAGGCGCTCAGTTTCCCATGTTTCCTTCAACTTCTCAGGATCAGCAGTGCGATTGCGCTCCAGCTCAGAGTAGGACTTAGCAAGATTCTCTATGCTGGGAGCCTTGGTCTCCGCATTCCAGAACTTCTCCGGTAGCCACTCAGGGCGCGCGGCTTCCTCTTCCGGCGCTTCCTCTGTTGGTGCTTCTTCTATCGACGCTTCTTCTTGTGGTGCATCTTCATTCATGTTTTCTTCTCCGATTGTCCCGCAGCCCTGCGGGTTTCCATAATGCCAACCACCCAGCGCGCCCCTTCGATATGGCGTAGGTGATCGTTACTAATTCCTGGGCCACCTACACTCTCAATCGTGATCGATCTTAGGTAGGCGATGAACTCCTTGCCCGCACCGCTGGTAAAAGCGGCAGCAGCAAGCGTGTTCAGTCGGTCATCTTCTTTTGTACTGAGCACTTGCCCATCACAACGAAGGCATTTGTCCGGTTTCGGGGGCAATTGTCTCTCCTTGACCCTGCATAGTAGCCATGTTCTGCGCTAACTGGGCACGATCTGCCTTGGAACGCACCAATCTCTGCGGCACCCCGAACTTATTACGGAGATAACTAGAGACCTCT